TTTGATCTAGTCCCTGAGACGAAGTTTCAAAATAATCGCTGAATTGTTTTATCTTATAATCAAAATTTGACACCAGCTGTTTGACTGGTTTTGAATCTAGTTTTGTCCAACTGGCATCATTGAATTCTTCTGCGCCTAATTGATTTATTAAACTGGTCCAATCATAAGATTTGTAAGATACAATATCTCCTAGCTTATAATCTTTGAAAGGTACCCAGGTCTGTATATCAACATTATCAAATATAAATCCAGGGCTTGTATAGTCACCGTCCCAGTCCACTGTACGGAAGGCCTGCATCTTAATACGGCCCTGACGATATCCTGTAGGCTTGTCATAGATAATATCATTGAATACTGTACGATCATCAAATACCGTAACATGCTCTTTGATCACATAATGCAGTCTTGCATAGTAAATACCATCAGTGGTATTTGTGGTTTCTATCTTGAGATTTTGAAAGCTTCTATTAACATTTACAAATCTCGGAGCCAGTGGTGTACCGTCTCCTTTAAGGATCTGATAGTCATAGAATCCGTCTAATAAATTATCTGGTGTTCCGATCGGTATTGAAATCTCTAATTTTTGTGCAGAAGGGCTCAGAGCAATAATAGCTCCCGATTCCCAATTGTGTTTGGTCCAGAACATGAACTCTTTGGCAGCACTGAGCCAATCTTGGCTGGTGGCGTTTTGAGGATCATAATTATCAAAGACGATTCCTTGTTTTTTCAAATAGCTTTCATAACCTAATAATAGATCTACTACTTCTTGTACAGTGTTCAACCGTGTTCCGTAGCTGAGCTGTCTCACTGACAGTGTGTTAAACACACGTCTGCGTTGAGCTTCTATTGCACCTATTTTAGGTACATCTCCTAGTTTCTGCCATTGACTACGATTGAAATCTCCAACGCTGCGGTGTGTTTTTAATGCTCGATAGAAATTGCTTTGATATCTTACCAATGTGCCATTGTTGTAGTTTTTATCTTCAATCCAGTCTGTAAATGATTCACTAACACCACCTACAGAGATTACAGGATCTTTGCTACTGGCTTGAGCTTGATGATAATTGAAGTAGGGATGGATGTCATCATATCCTGCTACTAACCAGCCGCCTGCGGTTTTTTCCAGTCTCACACCACTATAGCTTACTGTGGTCACAGGGCTGCTGACATTGAATATAATGTCATAATTTTCAGCAGGGATAAAAATTCCAGAAGTAGTAGCTGAAGGATTTTTAGAATCTAATAGATATTTCTGCTGTTGTTGATCTACGAATCCGCTCATCCTAAAACTAAGAGCCACATCTAGTTTTTCTATTTTAGTCTGTAGGCTGTCCGAAGACAATCCTTGAGATTTTGTATAGCTGGTTAGATACTTTACCAATCCCAACGCTGTAGAAGTTGTCACGTAAGGTGCAATGTCTGCGATGGTTACAAATAAATTTGTGGTAGAATTTACATATTGATCTAACTTGTTTTTTATGATTCTTGATCTATCAAAATTGTCAGGAATATATTCAAATGGTTTCATCAAACACATAGCAGTGACTATTGCATATGGCCATTCAGAACTAGATCTCCATGCGTATTCCACTGGACTCACGTCCCCTAATACAAAAGGGCCACGATTGTTAATCAACGAAAAATCCTGTGCTAGATTGGAGTCTAACGGGCTTAACAGTTTGCCGTCGCCGTCCACTGGTATATGTTTAATAAGTCCCAGTCGTTTGTATCTGTCATGTCGGCCTGCTCGAGGACCTTGACGAATAACACCAGCTTCGAGGTCTTCCCATAGAATCAAATTGTTACTGGTGTATGGGGCAGCACCGTATTCTTCTTGCCACCAATCAGGCTGTTGGCTAAATCCCAACATCTCCCAAGGGCATCTATGTGGTCTATCAGTATCATAGAAATGTTGGTACACTCCTCTCCACCAACCAGGAATATTCTTGGTCTTGGTAGGGTCTGACATGTTTGAATAAGTGTAAGTGAATGAGTTCTCACTGTCAAAATATTCATTTAAGGTATAGTTGATATTAGTGTTTTGAATCCACTTGAGGAAATCCTGCGCTACAATACTGTCTAACTGAGACTTAGAATATTCTCCTACCCCGTAGTAGCCTGCTAATATCTGATCTATATCAAACACCGCAGGATCATATTCTTGCTTGATATTATTATAGATACGTAATTCAAGTTCTATTAGTAAATCATCTCTGAAATCGTTGTAGGCAGCAGTGATACTACCATCGTGTCCTTGTATCACATATCTAGGTTCTTGATATGTGTCATCGAGAAATTTTATCGGAGTGTATTTTTTATACAATCCCATAGTAGTAGGGGTTGGAGGAATGTGGTTAGTCGCTGTACTGAGATATTCTCTTATCTCAATAGTATCCCCTACTGATAATGTTATTAATATTTTTACAAAACTAAATGCTAAGTCAAATTCGTAGTCTTGAGTGTTTATCAATTGCACACCGTTTTTATAAACATAGACGGCTCGGGTGCTTGGTGTTTTTAGATCAAATGGTTGTGTTAGAGAAAATACTAAGATTCCTGGGTCTTCGACTATTGTCTCTAACGCAGTGTAGGCCCCTACTCCTATCATGTCTGAATCAGCAAATGCGTTTTCTGATGTTTTTACTGCGGTAAGACTATTGATGATATCATCAACAAAATCAACTATGTCATCATTGAAGTCGATTTCAACTGCCCTTTGTAGAAAATTGTTTTTAAAATCTGTGTATTCTTTTTTAGCATATTGAATAGACTTTATAATATTGTGGGTTTTATCACAAACCGTCATCACAGCCAATGGTATGTTACCGCTGTGTTTTAAAAATCTTTTGGCAAACAGTCTGTAATCTTCAAGATCTCTTAGATTACTGACTCCCGGCAATATTCCTGTGAACTCAGTGTCCCATTCTACTGAGCTGGCAATATGATCCACTGCTTGCCCTAGCGAAAATGAGGCAATAGGAGTGTTAAAGGGATTTTTTTCTAGACCAACTGGCATTTCATAGAAACCTTGGTCGGGTTCGATATCTGTGATGAGTTTTATTACTACAAGATCTTTTACTGAGAATGTTTTGTTAAACACAAAGGTGCCACGATTTCTAGTCCATGAACCGGTATATTTTACGCCGTTGATATAGAAATTTATTTTGGGCTCGACAGTTAGACTTTCCCACTGTATTGTGTTAAACACAAGTGTGTCTGTGGCAGTTTCTACTACCTGGTTATCTATTATGGGTTGAAGATATGTAGAATCCAGTTGCTGCCATCCATTGGCATATCTGTCAGATCCAAATCTATAAAAACCTGTAGATATTTTTTTCTGCACAGGAGATCTGTCAATAGTGTAACTAAATGTTTCAGTATCCCAGTTCCAATTGAATTCTATATCGCCGATGTTATCTATGTTAAGATAACTGATCTTGAAACCTAGTTCTTTGTCAGTTCTAGCGGTGCCTGGCTTGTAGCTTAGTATACTTGACCCAGTAAATTCCGAGTCTGCATAAGTGGTTTGGTCCCCGAAACTGATTTCATTGGAATCATAGACATCAAACTTCGGCGCTTGGTTCACTGCGGTCTTGAGTTGACTAGGTACCCAATCAGCTCCGTTGTAATGGAACATGAGACCTTTGTTTACTTTGCCTCGTCTTACAGTAACACATTGACCTAGTATCGATTCCGTGTCATCACTTTCATTGAGGTGTATTTGGGTAATGCTGTTATGCGTGATAAATTCTACTGTGTAAATTTTGTTGTTAACTAAGGTGTCGTTATCTGCTACTACTAGTATTCTTGCACCCTCAAATATAAATTCACCGTCTATGTTATATCCTTTGGAACCTTCGATAATAGAAAACACATCGGTGGTTGCAGTGTCTATGTAATCCACAGTCTGTTTGGCTGTAGCTCCGTGATTGAATAATTGTAGGCCTGCACGAAATTCTATAATTGGACGTTTGGCTCTAGCAGCTTCGTTGGCTGGAAAATCTTGCCCTCTCAATTGATATGATTTTTCTAAAACAGACCTATGAAACCAACGATTGTATCTACTCCAAGGATTGTTATCTGCGCTGTCTCTAGCAATGGTAATGTAGTCTTTGAATGCAGCATATTCAGTGGCATCATCGAAGGGCTGTGTGTCAAAGCCCTCGTTGTCAAACAACACTTCAGGAACTGTTGTGTTAAGTGCTGGCACTACAAGATCACTGAATCTAGTCAAGGTTATAGCTGTGCCCACCCCTTCTACTAGCCAAGAATCCATTGCATAGATAGCAGGTGATATGTTACCTGAGAAGTCAACAATCATGCCGTTACTGAATACTATGCCATTGCCGCTGGTATATGTTGTTTTACCAACAATCTCTATGTCTATATTAACAAATGTGTTTTCTTCGATGTCTGCAATAACAAATCTTCCAAATGCATCTGGAGTTATTTTACTTTGATAATACAATGTGTCGGGAGCATCGTACGGTACTACAAATGTCAAGGTGCCGTTTTCAACACCGTTATTGGTGATTCCGTTGTTGTAGTCTAATGCAGAGCCTGCACCGGCGGGTTCTATGTATTGCCAATCTTCACTGTCTAAAGTAATTGAACTGGTATCAAGGCTAGTAACATCTCTAACGGCTCGCCATAGTTTTGAATCATAAACTACAAGACTGCCTTGTGCATAACTTCTGCTTGGCTGAAACAACAAACTGCCTGTGTCAAAATTAGTACGTATTGCAAACCCCTCAGCAGGAGCATTGACTCTGAATTTGTAGGTCTGTCCTCGATAAAGAGTCAGCGTGGGATTATTTGTGTACGCATCTGGAGTGAATACAAATGAGTTTTTAGTTGTACCTAATACTACCTTATAGGTGCTGTTGATAACAGCACTCTGACCTATGATGTTGATACTGCGTGGTCCTAATGGCTCCCAGTAATATTCTCTATAGTTTATGAACTTGTCCCAGTCTATAGGGGGGTCCCAAGTGTAGTGAGTTTGACTGGTTATCTTGTCATCTCTTTCTATAGTGTTTCCAAAAAACTTCAGTTGATTTTTAACATCAAGATAGTCGTAGAAATTTTCTATTTTATCGTAATTTTTAAATATAACGCCGGGTTCGAGTTGATAACTGCTACGCAATGTGCCATCTGTATCAACATATACATCATTACCATTATAGGTTTTATCATATCTACGACCAACATAACCTACAACCTTATCTAATACGCCCGGTTGTATTAATGGATCAACAACCGCAGATAAAAATTTATCGTTGGCAGGAGTTTGAAAAATTACTGGTAGCAGTTCTACTGATCTGCGTATAGGTAGTTGACTGTTAGGAAATTTATCGGCCATATTAATAAGTTGTTGATACTATAGAGTTGGTGCTAGCACCTATTTCAGATGCTGTAATGGCAGAGACGATTTCTATATCGTCCACTGTGGCGGCGCTGATCAGTATTTCATCGGATCTGCTTTGTATTTCGAAAAGACTACCAAATGATTGATTAGATTGTTTTGGCACTATTACAATGTTGGCAAGGTCCGGAGACACTGTGTTTAAAATATATGTGGTTAGCTCACCCATGTAAAACCGATCACCGAAGTCCCAATTATTGATATCAAAGAAAGTATTGATAGCAGTGATTACCCTAACTTTGAGATCATTGTCATTGATCGAACGGTTCTGGTTCTTAACAATCTTAAACACTGCCTGTAGTTTAGGATCTGCTTTAGATCCAAACAGCACTTTGTATTTCACAGGATGATATATTATATCATCGCTGATAGATTTGATTGACGATAACGCTGTGCCAAATGTTGTTCTCAATGCATCGCTGGTAGGTGCAACTGGTTCGGTGCTAGTACCACCTGCGAGGTATATTCTATAACTTTCATCGTAGTTTCTAATTAGCAGATATATATCAATAATATTACTAGTGGAAGGATCGATTCTTCTGTCCACACTTGCGTTGTGAGTATATTGAAATTTAAGATTTCTTCTACCAATAAATGCTGTGTATTCGTTGGCTATGTCCAATGTGTTAGTGGTGCGATTTACTCGTTTAACAATGTTTTCGGCAGAGTCATAGAAATATATCAACTGCTGATCGGGGTATGTCACAGCATCATTGAAAGTTATTCCAGCTTCTTTTTGTCTGATTAAAATCAAATCATTTGAGTTGTCTATGAGTGTTTTAATTGCTGTTCCGTAGACATCGTTTGAAGCTAGGAAAAATAAGAAATTTAAATCTTGATCTAGGCCTACAATGTTTTCAAATGATTCAGGATTATCAACAACACCGTCGTCATCAGCATCTCTAAAACTTAATTTAATTTCGTTGGTGCTTTCGTAGCCGTCATCAAACTTTATTGTGTCGCTGATTTCAAACGGAACATCTTGTTTAAGCTGGGTAATAAAATCCTTGCTGGTGTTGATTCCTAGCACATTGATCTGATCCTTAACCACGGCTCCTACTTGATCATTATACTGTTTCTCATTGCTATCAAAATAAAATCTATTCTGTTGTATGCTACCAAAAATATATGACTGCTTTCTGATTCTTACTGTGTAACTGTCAGGCTGTTTGGCAAAAGCTACTACCCAAGAACTATCTATATTGGTGTTAGTGGTATCTCCAGCTTTGCCTAAAGTAAAATCATTGGTAAGATTTAAATTACTGGCCGTGATCAACTTCCATTGAGATTCTGTAATCTCGTATCTCAGTCCAAAAGTTTGATTATTAAAAACTTGATTGACAATTTCAGTTTCAAGTGCGACTGGTAGATCACTAACAAATCTTGGTACTATACGTTGAGCCACAGCACCGGTAGGCACTAGGTCGCTGAGTGTGATTGGTCCTAGTCCTTTGACATATGTTCCGTCTCCGGTGATCTTGACAATTTTTGTCCATATATAGTCTGTCTGATCAGCATCATTGATGTTAGTCGCAACTAATTTTCCTTTTTTAAACCTGAACCCAGTAGGTGGAATAAACTTCACTGCTGCATTAGCCAATACGTATTTCAAGTTGCTGGTAGAATAACCACCAACCTTGAGTTGGGAATTATCAACCACATTTTTAAAATATCCTGTGCTGGTAGCTGTGGTCACAGACTGCCACACTGTGTTAACATCTGTGAACAATATTTTGTCAAACTTTGTAAAATAAAAATTATAAACTTCGGCTTCTGTAAACACCGGTTCTATACTACGCCTAATAAAATTAATGATATCTATCCTACTAGTGAATTTGAATGACAGCACAGATTCATCTTCTTGTTTGTAAAGATATCCGTCATCGCCAAACACATTGATACTACTGTATTTTCCGGTGGCGTCAATGATGTCAAAATTTCTACTAATACCGCTGGATGTTCTATTCACTGCTTTAATTTTTACAATGTTCTGTGAACCCATCAACGGTGCTAGATTATAATCTTCTGCGGTAATCATTCTATTCTGAGTATAGTACACTGCAGGGGCATTGGCACGAATGTTGTCTATGTCTTCAGAAGCTGCAGAGTTAGCCACTGTGCTTTGTAGTGCCAGTCCTATGGTTAGAGTGTGTTCAACATTGTTTTTGTTTCTATACAAAACAGAAATGTTGATGCCTCTTAGTTCGTTGGGGTATATGGTATACGATAAACCATTGCTGGTTCTATAAAATACTCTAAAAGATCCCTGTGGTAAGTTTCCATAGACTCCGTCAGCGAACACGAGATCAATGTTGTCATTTTCTTTGGTGTTGATAGCATAGATGTTGCGTATGTCTTGCGTGACGCTGTTGTAGGCAATGTTATTGCCTACCAGTGATGAAACTTTGGTCCATTCTTCAAGTTGTGCGCCCTGTGAGTTTAAGGAAAACAACCATACATCGTCGTTGTTGATATTACCTGCATCAACAGCAATTTTTTCATTGGTAGTAGGTACATCTACTGTGAAATCTGCCAATTCTAATGTGCCTTGTTTGAACTGAATAAAGAATCCTGTGTTGGCGCTGCCTGGGCCGGAACCATCATTTCTATAGATGAATCCCAATTGATTGCCGGGCACGGGTGGCTCTTCGTAGATGTTTTCGCTGTTTTTAAAAGCGGTACTGACAATCTCAAAACTCATGCCTCTGCTGGCTACGGTCTTGGTGAACGAGAACAACGGTACATCTGCGCTAATTGTTCGGAATCTATACTGTTCTGTAGGAATTCCTTGAATAGTAGCAGACCCCTGGCTACGACCAAATTCTGTGTTGTCTGCCATGGCACTGTTTAACACAGTGAGAAACTGTTCTAACCAGTTGGCATTTGTAGGATCGTTCCAAGTTATCAGCTGTTGCGCAAGATTTTTTCCGTTACTATCTGTAATAGTGTCAGTGGTGGTTATTGTTGCAAACTTTAGTAGTCCGCTGGCTGCAACCGTGCGTTTGGCATTATAACTAAGCATGCGAGCAATGCGCAGAACACTTTCTTTGGTCTCTGCTAGTTCAATAAAATTCTCGCGACTAGCAAGATCTATACGGAATGCTAGACTTTGTCCCAAGAACGCCACAGCATCTATCAGTGCCATGTATTCTGAGGATTCTATATAATCATTAAAATCTTCTGGATAGTTTTCACGTAGATACGTGATAATAACTCTACGCAGATTTTCAAAGTCGTAGCTGCGGAAATCAGCATTTTTAAACGTCTGATAGATTCTGGTCCAATCTTGGTTTAGTATGAGATTGTTTTGTCTGCTGGTTGTGGTCATACCAATATTTACCCTTAAAAATAAACTGCTTAGTTAATTACACTATTGTTTTTGTCAAAGTTCAGAGTCATGCGTTCATTGATATTAAAAGGAATATACACCAAATCTGCTTGGATACGCATGCCTTGATCCGTGCTGTCTATGTTGATTTCAGTTACTGCGAATCTAGGATCATAGTTTATGATAGCTTCTACATCCTTGGCTATGATTTCTTTGACCTCAGGAGTAAATGGTTCAAACAGCATGTCCCAGATCACTGTGCCGAACTCTGGATTTTCCAGTTTCTCACCTTTGCGGATATAAAAATGATTGATCAAATCCTGTTTGACAAGATTGATATCATATAGTTTGAAGTTCTTGTTAGCTTCGCTGGAACTGAATCCCTTGTAGGTGAATTGTCCTTGATTCTGCGTTACTGTGGCAGAACGTTGTGCTGCTGTTTGTTGATTGTATAGTCTAGTGGCCATAATTAAATATCCCTATCCGTGTTATCCGGTGTCAATAAATCCGGTGCTCTGTGCTCATGTAGTACCCAAGGTTCGTGCATGGGCACACGCTTCATGAAGCTTTTCACAATGCCGGCTTGATACCGCTTGTCCCAACCGGCAACTGTACTAGTGGCTGGATTATCTCTGAGATCATACGGCTTCACAAAATCAGCAGCCACCGCAGTTTCAGCATTGTTAGGCCCGTTAAGATTGATCTTACTGCCATTGATCTTAACTTCTGAAGCAGACCCAACACTGAGATCACCGGTGGCAGAAATTTTAAGTTCTGTGTCTGTGGCAATATCCAGATCATTATTGGCAGAAATCTTTGCTTTAGACCCAACTAAAATATCAAGGTTATTTCCCACTGTGAGTTTAGAATCATTGTTGATTAAAAATTCCATGTCTGTTGCAATCTCAGCATGCCATTTGCCAGTTTCGGTTCTGAAATTCATGTTGCGACCACATTCAAAGTTAATGTCTCGATCAGCTCGAATGTTTAAATCATTTCCTGTGTGAATACTGATACTATCTTCAGCATAGACATCTATTTTTCCATTGCTGGTCAGTTCTATCCATGCAGTACCTCGAGCATTGGCTATGTAGATCAAATCTTCTGAATTGTGCATCAATATCTGATGTCCAGTTCTAGTTCTTACTCTAAAATATTCACTGGCTGGAATTGTTGCAGATCCTGTGTCACCTTTTTTCTGATTGGCAGCATCTAATAGATCAATATATTTTACTGGACCTTCAGCAGCTGATGTTGCTCGATGAAATCTATCATTGCCGTCGTCCATGACCAACTGTGTGCCACCTAATCTACTCACTGGCACAGTAGCCACACTGTCAGATTTTCCTATCTGTTGTTTTTTTGCACTATTTCTACGATCAAGCGGTCCGGGGGTGCTGATACCAAATACCATGCTGGGAGCTTCTCGTCTAGGTGATGAAGTCGAAAAACCCCTAACATCATCTTCTAACAGTCCTTGTTCAAGAAATCTGTCTGCAATAGGATGTACTACTCTGGGATATTTTTCTGGATCAATTTCTTGTGTTTCGCCGTTGATGCGTTTGTTCATTTCAGCCACAGGCAACGGTAGTGCTGTATTGCCATATCGTTTTTTATCTTCAGCATCAAGACTGTTTACTGTGCTACCGGCTATGGCTGGTACCATGTGATTGATATTAATGCCAGGCACACAGGCAAACCAATAACCTGCTGCAGGGTCACCGTTGACAAACAGCACCAGCACGTTGACACCCACGTCTGGCGGCACAAACCACATGCCATATGATTTCTGTGTGTCACTAAATCCGTCTATGGTAGATTTAGTACCATCATTCTTTCCCATGAACTCAAACGGAGTGTACCCAAAAAATGGCGATGCATATTTTACAATAAAAGTTTGACTATCATCACCTGCGGTGTTGGCTTGATCTTTTAAAAGATTAACTTCTATCGATCCCATAAATGACGGATCAAGGTGACTGATCACTGTGGCGATATAAATGCCAGTGGTGAGTCCGCCACTTCTGTCTGAATCGCCAACCGCTGGTCTTGATAATTCTGCCATTAATTTTGTCCTAGATCTCTGTAATATCTAAACCCTACCACTCTCCGTGATTGATTAGATGTTGTTGTTACTGTTGTACCGTTGTTAGCGGCTCCGCCATTGTTACCTGTGTTAACATTAGCAGTGTTGGGACTACTTTGTTCAATCGGTGATGTACTAGGTGGTTGTGTTGGACCTATTTCAACCGCAGGAGTTGACGCTTTGTCTATCACAGATGGTTTATCTCCGGTAACAGTTTTGTTGACTTCAGGACCTTGTGGGCCTGGCATTCTAAGGCATGTCAATTTTTGTTTCCAATTGCCGTCACTGAATGTATTTTCACACTTGTTCACCCTATATATACCACCAAACGGACTTTCCTTGCCAGCTATTGAAAAATCATACAGGCCTGTGAGTGTGTTAACATCTGCTGGTGTTCTAAATGTGATGTAGATAAAAACGTTGCCGGCTTCATAATTCATTGTGCCGTCATCCAAAATCTGTGATGTGGGTGCGGCTGCTGCCGAGAAATGATTGCCTATCCCAGAGTCAACCAACCAATAAGGATCTCCAAGTATTTCCATAGTTACAACCACCATGTCTGCACTGCTACCAGTGATAAAGGCCTGTTGGAAATTTTCAGCTACATTTTGCTCCACGCTTTTGTTTTCTGATCCACCTTTATACCCTTTTAACAATTCAGGATCGCGTTTTTTTCTACTGCGCCCAGTCTGTGCTGACTGTACTTCCGGAGCTGCACCTTTGCCGGTTGTAGCTGCTGGATTTAATTTCTCACTGGGTTTTTGATTTTGATTAGCAGTATTAGCCCCCTTGTCTGCTGGCTTAGGTGCAATACCGGAATAAAATAAATTATTGATCTCGATGTTAAAACTGAGGATGTCAACGTTCTGTCCTGTGTAGATATATTGATATTCTTTCACTATGTCTTTGGTCAACTCAGTATAGCCCACTGGTGCCGATGTAGCGTTTGTGAATATGCTTTGATGCACAAGATAAGGTACCACTCGATAAGTAATTTTTTTAGCATAGTCTCCTGTGCTGACATCTAATTTTAACAGTTCTATTTGTACATCTAGTTTAAACCATTTGATAAATCCGTTAACAAGATTGTTAGGGTCAAGCGCATCCGTGGCATATTTAGAGCTTAGGATTACTTGATTTATAATCGCAGTCAAAGATTGACTCTGCCCGAACTGGAAAGCGCGGGTTTTAGGGTCTATGGTCATGCCGTCTCTTTTTAGCACACCTGTCTTTTCGTCGTATTGATCTCCGGCACGTTTAAACAGGGGCCTGCCGCCTGAACTTTGATCAAGTCCCAGACTGGCAGATGCAATTGAATTTTTATCTAACTTTTGAGGATCAGTTTTCGGCACGGCCGACGATACTGCTTTATTAGTGTCACTACTGTCTTTTCTAGGGTCAAGTGTGGCTTTTTTAATTTTTTCTGTATCGCCTGCTGATGAAACCCAATCACTGCTTAGAATAGGAAATTGAATCACGTATTCATCTCGTTGTTCGATGAGTTTTTCAGCTAGTAATTTGTCTTCATTCTTGTTCAAATAAGCCATTAGGCTGCCTTCGCCGCTGGACAATAGATCAAACACTGTGCCTTGGCCGCTGGCAAAAAGTTTTACATCACTGTAGGTGGTGTTGATAAGACTGGACAGTCCTTGATGATTGTAGGGAATAGCTTCAACCTTGTAGACACTGCCGCTTTCACTAACTGTGAATTTTGTCGATGTTAAAGAACACACAAAAAACTTGGGTTTGATAGTAGATAGACTCTGTCCCAGTTCATTGAAACCTTGGATATCCATACGTAGCACAAAAGGAGCATTGTCTAAGTAACTGAGATAGCCTGCTTTGATTGCAGCTGACTGCATGCTCTGTAACAGCAGGCCCATAGAGTGAGGTTCGATAATGTCGAACGAAAATTTCACAGCGTTGCTGTTACCAGTAGATTCGTTGGCTCCGATTACATTGATCATTGTAAAATTATTAATGTAAAACTCAGGACTTCCATAAAATGTTGTGGCTCTGTTTCCGTCAAATCTGCCTGCAGATGAAAAAACAATATTTTTCAAGTCGCCTGGAGAATTTCGATACGACGGTGGATTGTTGTATTGTGCGGGACTAAGACATGCAAATGTCCACAACACAGTGGAGCTGGCAAACACTTCCATGGGGTTTCGTACCACTGACGGCAAATTTTTCTTGGCAGAGGCAGCTGTGGTGTTTGTTTTTTCTTGTTGAGTAGAGGCTCCGCCTTTCAATGGGTTGGAAGGTCTAGTAGGATCTAGATCGGTTATTTTTTGTGCTAGGCCTACTGGAATGGTAGAATTTATAAACTCCGGAATGACTATGCTACCGTCTGGTTTAAAAAATAACTCTTTACCTAGAGGAATAAATCTTGCTACCATCTTAGACTCCTAGGAACTTTTCTAGATTGCTTTTTTTAGGAAGATAGATCACAGTGCCTGGTTCAAAGTCATAGATGGGATCTTTGATCACGCTCATGTTGCGTTGAACAAACACCCACCAGAGTTTCGTACTGCCGTATACATCATAGGCCAACAAGTCGGGACGATGTCTATATTGATTTTCTATCACATATCTAAAGTCATCCGGTTCGGACGGCACTGGTCTGATCTCTAATAAATCTAGATAGAAATTGTTTTGATTAGTATCTGCCCAAGGACTGGTTTTTGCGTAGTTAGCCATTAAATATATCCTACCTGTTTATCGCCGGACATTTTTCCTTTGGCGTAGTCTTGTAGGCTGAATTTTCTCAGTCCTTGTCTGCTGTACACAGGTGCAACTACCACAGTGATAGTGCTTAGGATAGGTACCCAGGTGTATTTCTGATCATTGAACGGATCGCACTGTATGTAATTGACATCGTCTTTGAAATCCACTGAGAATGATTTTATAATCACAGGTACTTTGTCAAACACATGACTACCGTATCCTGTGAGGTTGCAGATTATAGGAGGATTGCCAGAGAGGTCACCTTGGCCGAAAAACATTTTAGTAGCTGTCTTAAAAAATGTCGTGGCTGCTATCCAATATGCAGCATCTGCCTTGGTTTCGCAGCTGAACTCTCCGCTGATTGATATGTCATCTACCACGCTGTTTTTGTAACTGTACTGTGAGTAGTTGGCATGTGTGATAGGTATAGTACTGTATTCTGCTTTGGTGCTGACTGTGATGTTAGGCATATATGGCCATACCACTCCGCCGGTCTGTTGTAGTACTGAAAACAAAGGACTGCTGAACGTGTTCCATTCACAGTTTATACGCACACGCCAGTCATCTTTGGCTCCGGCACTCAACTGTATGGCCTGTCCTTGTGGCATGAAAACCTGCGCTCCCTTTGGAATGTTGATACCTCGCTTGAGACTAAGTATATTGTTGAGCATGCCTGCTGCTCCACTGATACTACCGGCGGCTTTCAATAATCCGCCTGCAAGATTACCGCCAGTTAGTTTGTTAATTACCCCGGAGATATCTGCTCCTATGTTACTAGTTGATCCTGCCACTGATTTTAATTTGTCCACAGCCCCACCGACTGCACTATTCACCGTGACGTTACCGCCCATGGCGCTACTACCAAAGTTTTTTGCATCGCCGGCCAGTTGGCTCAGGCCTGATTTTGCACCGGCTACCAAGTCAGACACTTTTTCATCCAGTTTTGTTTTTTCTATAAGAGACGAAGCATTTTGCAGTGCTGCTTGTCCTTCATTGGTGGCTTTTTCAAAACCTTCCGAAATAGCTGCTGTCAACTGTGAAAACGGTGACACAGGATTGCTGCCTGGACCCGATGATGGTTTAGTAGATGCGCCGACACTAAACATTGCTGTTAAATTTTCGTTGAGGGCGCGATTGTTAGCCACTTGTTGGGCAGAGATGCCAGTGGGGTCTCCGCTAGCAGCATTGATTCTATCAGCTTCTTCTTGCGGCGTATTGGGGTAAGTCTTACGAGCCATTTTGAGCAGATTTCCTTGTCATATAGACTATTTATTATGATAAAAATGTGCTATTATATAACATATAACGGAGAATTCTAACTAATGATTGTGCCTAAAATTAAGT